TTGCTTGATCAGAGCAGAAACCAGATTTCTACCATGGTTCGCACTGCTCGAAGTCATGTGTCCAATGTGGCTTTGAATGAAACATATCAGTCCATTGGTGTTGAGTACGTAAAGTTCATTGCAACACTGGATAGCCGTACTTCTAAAATCTGTATGGGTTATTCAGACAGGGTTTACAAGAAGGATGAGCCTCATCCAGTGCCGCCACTTCACCCAAACTGTAGATCAATCCTGATTCCCGTTTCTGATGACTCAGGAAAAACCATTGGTATGCGGCCATTCAACAATAAAGTGAATGGTGAGGGTGAAATAGGCGTTGTCGATTCAAATACAACATTTAAAGGTTGGTTTGATAAACAGGATGCAGCTTTTCAAAAGTCTTGGCTAGGTCCATCACGATACAAACTATTCAAGGAAGGTAAATACTCCTTAGATAAGTTTGTAGACCCATTAACCGGTCAGCCATTCACGCTTGCTGAACTAAAAAAGCTTGATGAAGAAATGTTTAAGAGGTTGGGGCTATGAAACAGATAACTATGACTGAGGCGCAGTACATCCTTAGCACAAACATTATTTTACCGCCTTTCGTTCGGAAGATAATTCCAAGATATATGGCGATTTGTGGTTATAGCTTTAAACACCCTAAAGCGTGTATCCAGTATTAAACCTAATTCAAACCTTAGCACCTTCGGGTGCTTTTTTATTGCCTGAAGCAAAGCCAAAGGCTCAAACAATTAAATCCGCAAGGCGGTGTCTCTAGGAGATTTTAGATGTCTGAATTTTTAAAACGCCAATTAATGTCTTTACAAAATCAAGCTGGTGCAGATGGGGGTGAAGGTGGTTCTGGTGGGCAAGGCTCAACAACCATTAATTTTGAAGATCCTGCAATCAAAGCACAGTTAGACCAATACGTTGAACAACATGTTTCTGGACTTAAAGCTAAAAACAATGAGCTTCTTGGTAAGAATAGATCCTTATCTGATGAGTTGACCAATTTTAAAAGCCAATTTGAAGGTCTGGACATTGATGCAGTTAAAGGCTTGCTTCAAAAAGCTGGACAAGACGAAGAAACGAAATTGCTTGCTGAGGGCAAGATTGACGAAGTATTCGGAAAACGTACTGAGCGATTGAAAGCCGAACATCAAAAGTTATTTGATGCGGAAAAGGCGAGAGCTGACAAAGCAGAAGCATATGCAAATAAATTTAAGCAATCTGTAGTCAAAGGTCAAATTGCACAAGCATTTAGTGCTGCACAAGGACTACCAGAAGCGACAGACGACATTACAGCACTCGCTTTATCTAAGTTTTCCTTGGATGAAAACGGCAATGCTGTAGCGATCGATGCAAATGGTGACGTAATTATTGGTAAAGATGGCAAAACCCCACTTACTCCTAAAGAGTGGATTGAAGATATTCGTGAATCAAAACCTTACTTCTTTCCAAAACCTAATGGTGCAGGTGGTCAAGGCGGGAACAATTCAGGCAGCAAAAACACAATTAAACGTAGTGAGTTCGATGCAATGAGCCCTACAGAAAAAGCTAACTATATCCGCAAAGGCGGCAATGTAATTGATTAATGGAGCTAATAAATGGCTAACACTTTAACTGGCCTTACGGTCACTATTTTTAATGCGCTTGATGTTGTTTCTCGTGAATTAACTGGTTTTATTCCAGCAGTTTCATCTGACATGACATATAACCGCGCTGCTAAAGGACAAACTGTAACTTCACCAGTGGCGCCTGCGGCAACCGCATCTGATATTGAACCAGGTGTAACTCCTCCAGACGATGGTGATCAAGTGATTGGTAAAGTTGATATGACTATTACCAAAGCTCGTCGTGTACCCGTTCGTTGGAATGGTGAAGAAAAACTTGCACTTGATAATAATGGTGCATCTTACAACACAATTCTTCGTGATCAGTTCGCTCAAGCAATGCGCACACTTGCGAATGAAGTAGAAGCAGATGTAGCTGGATTAGCTATTGGTGCTTCTCGCGCAGTTGGGGTAGCAGGTACAACACCTTTCGCTACTAACTTGAAAGACAGCGCTCTTGCATTGAAAGCCCTTCAAGACAATGGCGCTCCTAAAGGTGACTTGCAGTTGGTAATTGATACTACAGCAGGCGCAAACATGCGTACTCTTGGTCAGTTAACCAAAGCAAACGAAGCAAATGATGATTCATTGCTACGTCGTGGTGTGTTGTTGGATGTGCATGGTTTTGCTATCCGTGAATCTGCACAAGTAGTTACTCCTGCATCTGGAACAGGTGCAGGTGCAACTACTGATGCGGCAGGTTATGCAGTTGGCGCAACTTCGATCACACTTGCAAGTGCTGGTACTGGGACAATCGTTGCAGGTGACGTGATCACTTTCGCTGGCGATACTAATCAGTATGTGGTTGTTGCAGGGGATACTGATGTTTCTAATGGTGGAACCATTACAATTGCTAAGCCGGGATTGCGTACAGCTATACCAGCAGCTGCAACGGCAATTACTGTAACACCTACTTCGACTCGTAACTTGGCGTTTGCTCGATCTGCAATTGCCTTAGCGACTCGTATTCCTGCACTTCCAGAAGGTGGTGACTCTGCTGATGACCGTATGATCGTAACTGATCCTGTTAGCGGTTTATCTTTTGAAATCGCCATTTACCGCCAATACCGCCAAGTGCAATACGAAGTATCGCTTGCTTGGGGTTGTGCAATGGTTAAACCAGAGCATTCAATCATTTTGCTTGGTTAATGACTTGGGGCTTCGGCCCCATTCTTTTTGGAGAGTGAAATGTCTAAGACAGTAAAAATTAAACCTAGCCATGAATCACAAGGCGATTTCGTAATTATCTCTGTAGATCAATTCAATCCATCGGAACATGAGTTGATTGAAGGTGAATCACTACCAATTGATGAGAGTGAAGTCACTAATGATGCGCTTGTCCCTGTAGAGCAATTTGATGAATTGGCTAACAAACTGGTTATCTCAGAAGAACAGCTTTTGACTGCAAAAGAAGAATTAATGGCTTTCAAAAATGATGTGCCAGCTATGAAAGCACGAATTGCAGAGTTGCAAGGCGATGACACTCCAGTTGGCGCAACAAATGAAAATCAGAATCCATCAACAGAAAATACTGGCGATGCACAGGCAAGCGGTCCAAAAGCGCCTGCTAAAAACAACAAGCAATCAAAAGATCAGGAATAAGTCATGATTGAATACATTACCGTGGCAGATATCGATGCAAAACTTGGTAACGATTGGGCAGGCAGCGATAGTGCAAAAGCTCGCGCGGTAATGATTACCAATGTTTGGCTAACAAATCTTAAGTTACCAGATACAACAGATAATCAGCCCTTAAAAGATGCAATTCTATTGGCAGCAGTAGAGCTGATACCTGATACTGTGAATGGAAACCTTTATACAGAAGTTGAAACTGGTGTGTTGAGCGAGACAGTATCAGCACAATCGGGAACAAGCGTTTCTAACACATATTCAGCTACTCATAAAACATATACAGCGAGTGAAAACCTAGCCTTATCCATTTTAAAACCATGGCTAGATAAAGGATTCGGTAATGTAATTCTATTAGTGAAGATCTAATTATGAGAGCTAAAATTCAATCTAAATTAGGAAAGGCTTTTAGTACAAAGCTTGCGGATGCAGTAGATACTTTCACTTGTACCCGCAAACAATTAGTCAGCTCCAATCCCGCTACTAGTGAAGATACTTACACTGAATATGTCTATAGCGGTAGAGGTGTCCTGTTTGGCTCATATTCTAAAGACTTAGTTAAGCCTATAGATTACCGAGCAACAGACTCTAAAGCCGTGCTACTGCAAAATGAAGTGAAGGATGCAGCAGGTACTTTAGTTGAGCCAGATGTTAATGATATTTGGGTGATTGAAGGTGGTAATTATCGGGTTGTGAGCTATGGAAAAGATGCGGCAGATGCAACATGGATTGCTCAATTGAGGAAAGTCTAATGATTAACTTAGATGATGGGAACTTAATAAGTCAGGCTGTAAACCAAGAGGGCGTTTATCACGCTGAGGTTCGCAAATCCATTAATAACCCAAAGAAGGTGCTGTTAGATGGCGAAGAATGTAAGTATGTACTCTTTGCAGATACTAACAAAGGCTATCTTATTCGACATAAAACCACCATTAACGGTCGAGTGTTTACAGTAGGGAATGAACCAGTATTTGAGATACTGTTTGGTAAAGTTGAGGTGACTTTTAATGGGCTGGACAAGCAAACCGAGTGCCTTCACTAAAACAATTGAAGCCGATCTAACCAAAAAGCAAAAAGATATTGTGATTGATGCATTACAAGGTGTTGTTCTTTCGAGCGCGGTGGACACTGGTGCAGTGAGAGCAAATAACCGTATTGGGATTGGTCATGTAGATGGGAAAGCTGACGAGAATGAGGTTGATAAGGGTGGGCAACGCACTTTAACTCGCGAATTGGCTAAATTAGGAAGCCTTAAGCCATTCCAAACGGTGTATTTATCAAACGGCCTGCCTTATGCATATATTCTTAACTATGGCCTTTACCCTAAGAATCCAAAGGTCGAAACAGGTAAAACAGAAAACGGCTACAGTCGCCAAGATCCTACAGGATTTTACGAGACAACATTTACATATATATCTGAAAAATATAGATAAATGTGTTAAAATTAAGTAAAGCAAAGCCCATGAAGATTGCAGTCTAAATGGGCCTCTAATCAAACCTACTTTCTTGGAGTATGTTATGACTATCGCAGATTTTCCACCCAAAACATCTCAAAAGCAACCCCATCAACTTGATACGCAAATGTTCATAGATAAGTCGGTGGGCTTATATGGTGATAAATTTGAATACGATTGCACTAACTATATTAATGCAAAGACAAAAGTTGCGATTAGGTGTAAGAGTCATGGTGTTTTTAGCATTCTCCCATCTAATCATTACAAGAAACATGGTGGGTGTAAAGCTTGTGTAAATGATGGGTTGAGAGTTACTGATCACATTGAACGGTTTAAGTCAGTTCATGGTGATAGGTATAATTATTCAAAATTTAACTTCAAAGGCGCTAGGGTAAAATCAATCATTATTTGTCCAGATCATGGTTCTTTTGAGCAGACATATCATCATCACTATATGAGAAGGCAAGGCTGCCCAAAGTGTATTAAGAATAGAAGATTAAATATTGAAATAATATTGGAGTCTTTCAAGGCGGTACATGGTGCTCGTTATGATTATAGTTTGGTAGAGTTCAAAACAAACAATAGGGCAAAGGTTAAAATTATTTGCAGAGAGCATGGGGTTTTTGAGCAGCAAATTGCCTCACATGCACAAGGGAAAAATTGCCCTAAATGCTTTAACAATATTGGGTGGTCTCGATCAGACTATATTCGATTCTGTGCGAAATATGACAATAAATCATCCCTTTACCTAATTGAGATGACAAAGGGGTCCGAAAGATTCTTTAAGGTTGGAATGACTGCTTTAGATCTAAAGAGGAGATTCTCAGGAAAGTGTGCGCTTCCTTATAAAATCAATCCATTACTTATTTTAAAGTCAGAAGCTGGATTTATCTATGACCTTGAAAATACTCTACACAGAATGTTGAAGCCCCACAAATATGAGCCAAATATTAAATTTGAAGGACACACTGAATGCTTCTCAAAAATTCCGAATAGTGTTTTAAAGTTCATACAGCAAATAGATTCATCGTCACAAATGCAATTGATTACATAAAGGATTACTAAGTTTAGTAAGTTAGGGGACTAATATGGCAAACAACTTTGACCAAGCTAGAAAGTTCATAATTGAGCGTATGATGGCTTTCCCTTATCTTGAGCAATCCAGGATCCAATATCCCAATGCAAAACTAATTAATGTACCCACTGAAGGTATATGGGCCGCCATCTATATTAATTGGGGTGGTTCTATAGTGGCTGCTATTGGGGACGCCCCATGTGTAAGAAGAACGGGAATAGTTCAAATCAGACTTATGTGCAGGCCCGAAACACATGAAGTTCAGATAACGCAAATGGCTGATCAATTACTTCAGCATTTTGAATTCTATAGAAAGGAAAATCTAGAACTCTTACAGGGGTCTATCCAGCCACTTGGAACATCTGATTTTTATGAATTTATGGTGACGATTAACTTTAGGGTTAATTAACTTTTTTAAACATCCAACGCCCTCAATTCGAGGGCTTTTTAATGCCCGAAAATTAAGGAGAACTTAGATGAGTTCTGGTGCACGTATTAAATTATATTATGCTGAAGAGCAAACCCCAGAAGTTTTACCTACTACACCAGTTTGGAAGACCGTTCGTCGTGTGACTGATGGTTTAACAGAAAACGTTACTACTGAAGCATCAAGCAGTGTGGCTGATACCCGTTTCCGTCAAGGTGGTTTTGCAACTGAAGCAGAAATCACAGGTTCTTTAGAAGTTGAATTATCTATTGGCTTGTTTGATGACTTCTGGTCAGCAGTTGCAATGAATAACTGGGCCAGTGATGTTCTTAACTTTGGCGGTAATGTGCGAAAGACATTTACCTTCGTCAAAGTTTTTGAAGATATTAACCAGGTATTTATTTACCGTGGTGTACGCATAAATGAAGCTACGATGTCTATTGCTACTACTGGCAAAATCACAGCTACATTTGGTTTGATGGGCACTCTGTTTGAGCGTACAACTACAAACCCTGTGACTTCGCCTTTACCGGTTCCTGAACTAGTCCTTGTTTCAGCGCTTAACGTCGGTGATCTTAAAGTTAATGGTGAAACAGTTGTCGGAACTGCTTGTATGCAGTCTCTTGAATTGACCATTAACAACAATATGGAAGCAATCCGTTGTATTGGCTCTAAAAAGCTCACTGCAACGACTTATCTCGAAAAGATTGTAGATGTAACTGTGAACACTCAATACATGTTCTCGGCGCAATCAGCAGCTTATATCGACTACATCAAATCCCGCGATACCATGCCGCTAGAATTCTCTATTGAAGATGATGCGGGTAATGGTTATGCCTTCCAGTTCCCACAATTAGAAGTAGCAGAAGCAAATCATCCAGATGGCGGTGGTGAAGACACCATCACAGTCGACATTAACTACAACCATATTCGCGTATCGCCAGTTATTACTCGTGTGATTGCGCCTGTAACACCACCAGTTACACCTTAATACTGATTTGGCAGCTTAATTGCTGCCTTCTTTTTTGGAGAAATAACATGGCTCTTGAAGTCAATATTCAAAGAAATAAAGACGTCAGTTTGTGGCGCGAATATAAAGATGAAGAAGGTAATGTACTTGCTGAGTTCAAAATCCGAGGCATTGGATATAAGCCTTATCAAGTAGCTTTAGAACGTGCGAATAACCAAATCACAGCTAAAGGATTTGATGTAGCTAAAGCCTCACCCGATGACAAACTCTTTCATGAATTACTATTGGAAGCAGTTGCATGCCATTTAATTGAAGACTGGAAGGGTGTTGTATTTGTCGAAGAAGGTCCTAATGGCGAACAGTTAAAGTCCGAACCTGCATACAATGCAGAGAACGCTACGAAATTGCTTAACATGGGCGATTTAGGGGTTTCTCTCTGGTCCTTTATTCGAACTGAATCAGAAAAGATTCAATCAGAAGCGAACCAATATCGAGATGATGTTGTGGGAAAGTCACAACACTCTACACCTACGCCAACAAATACGCGGGTCTCACGGACCACGAAAAAAAGCAAAGAGAAGCCCTCGGTGTAAAGCTTCCTGATGCGCCTGACTATTCTTATGTAGCTAATTCCATTCTGTCTGCATATAACACAATTGCACGATCTAGACGCTATGAACAAGGTGTTCCTCTGGCGTTAGATATTTCCGCAATTAATGCTTATGTTGAGCAATATGATTTACCAGTTGAGCGTTACATCTTTAATGACTGTATCTTTACGCTTGACGATATGTTCTTGGATGAGGCGCATAAGAAGGCGAAGCAACGAGCGACGAAGACTTAAATGCTGACGTGCGATACTTAACTGTGAACAAGCGACGTGATATAGCGCACTTGATGTTACATAATACGCCTATTCTCTTGACATTCCCGTAAAGATTCCTTATTGACAGAAATGTCATTAGTGCGTACCCTTGTTCCTATAGAGACCCTGTTATCAAATGATAAGAGGGTTTTTCTGTCATAAAAATTGTATGTTTTATGACACCCATTAAATATAAGGGCGATAAAAAATGAACAAAGGTATGAAGTACTTTACAGAAGGTCTGCTAGCAGCTTTTGTATTAGCACCTCGTGTCCCAGTACATGCTGTTGAGCCTGCAAAAATGGAAGATCCGCGACCAATTGGTAATGCAGCAAAACATTGGGAAGCAGTCGGTAAAAACATGACAAAAGCTACCAACAGAATCGCATGTGACTTGCGCAGTAAACAACCTGAACTTAACTCATTATAAATACCTAATTAATGTCTCAACATCGTCGAACTAAACGTGGCATCGCAACAAAAAATGGCAATGATGTATCAGTTGCTGTGGAAGAGGCGGAAAGCTACTCACCATACCCGCCTCCTGATTTGGTTAAGGCATTTGAAGAAATCCAACCTGGTCTAGCTAGTCGTTTAATGCAGATTGTTGAGAATGAACAGACTATGAGTCATGAAGTGGCTCGCCATCAAATGGCAGAAAATAAGCGCATCAACACTGCAAACATTGAGAATCAAAAACATAACTCTCAATTATTCCTTCTTGGTTTAATATTTGGAGTGTTGATAGGAATAGGGATTCTATGTGTAGCAGTATATGCGCTATATGCTGGTTATCCTTGGGTTGCAACAGCTGCATTCTCAACATTAGCAGCCATTTTAGTAATTCTAGTACTTCGCAAAGTACCTGCGTCTAATGGCGAGCAAACCTCTAAGCCAACTACTCAAAAATAGTAAGCAACATTCAAAGAACCGCTAGAGATAGCGGTTTTTTATTGCGCCTTTATTAACCAGTTGTTAAATTACTCTCATAAATAATGTTGGGTAATTTCATGAAAAAAATCATATTTGGTACTTTTGTATCTGTAATGCTTACTGGCTGTGTAGCGCCATCATATAACGCCACATCAAAGATTACTGAGATGACAAGCCGACCTAATATTGGGGAAGTAGTTACTGTGGGCGTTGGTGAGCAAATGCTTTATCAAGGTAATGCAAGTGAGGATGAAGTTTTGGATATTGCTAATCCAATAAAAGTCAATCTTTACAGCTTACCAGCAGGTCAATATGCAAAGACTGGAAGCAATGAAAAAGGCGACTACTTTTCACCTATAACTAAGACTGGCGCATTAGTTGGGAAAAGCTTTTTTGCGGATCCAGTTCAGGTGTTAATGGTATCGAAAGAAAATAAACTATGTGTAGTCACAGTTTTTAATGCAAGTTCCTGTTCAAAAGATGCTGAATTTAAATTAAAGAAAGTTACTTCACTACGCGACAATACATTCCAGCAAACCCTCATTTACAGCGGGAAAATAGGCAATAAAATTAATGTAGGTTATCGAGAATTCTCAGGCAGTCTTGCTCGCCCTGCCTTCAATAACGATGTTGAATATGATTTAAGTGAATCTAGACAAATTGGTTACAAGGGCGCTCTTTTAGAGATCCTAGATGCGAATAACCAGAGTATTAAATACAAAGTATTAAGAAACTTTAATCTAGTTCAATAATGCGTAGGGGAAATTACCAGAGGCTGGAATGAGCTAAGCTAGATTTAAAAATATAGAAAATCAAATTTCATGAACCCGCAATAAGCGGGTTTTTTATTGCCTAGAGGAAAGTAAGATGGCACAAGAATCACGTCTCGTCATTGTAATTGATGCAAAAAATGCGGAGCGTAATGCGCGTAATCTAGGCAATGAGTTGGATAGCATTGAGCGTAAAGGTGACTTTGCCACCAAATCAATGGATGCGTTATCTGTTGCTACACGTCAACTTGCTGGATACATGGCTGGATTGGTTACTGTAAGTGCCGCCATTTCTAAGATGGACACTTACACTGGTCTTCAAAACCGTCTCAAATTAGTAACTAACAACCAAGTTGAGTTAAACAAGGCAACAGAAGATACCTTCCGGATTGCTCAAAAAACCTATTCAGCTTGGGATTCAGTTTTACAGGTTTACCAACGCTTTAGTGACAATGCAAAAACATTAAATCTCACTATGGATGACACAGCGCGCTTAACTGAAACAGTATCAAAAGCTGTAGCAATAAGTGGCGCAAGTGCAGCAGCAGCAGATGCAGCTTTAGTTCAGTTTGGGCAGGCATTAGCAAGTGGAACATTGCGTGGTGAAGAACTTAACTCTGTAATGGAGCAAACCCCAGCATTAGCAAAAGCAATTGCTCAAGGTATGGGTATAACTGTTGGAGAGTTACGCACAGTAGCAGCGGAAGGGAAAATTACTTCACAAGAAATCGTTAAAGCGCTTAAAAATGTTCAAAATGATGTAGATGCATTATTTGCTAAAACAGATATCACTATTAGCCAATCGCTAACGCTGCTTAACAATGAAATTACTAAGTTTGTTGGCGAGTCTGGAAAGGGATCTGGCGCAGCAGAAGTATTGTCAGGTTCTATTAAAACGCTTGCTGGTAACTTAGATGTTTTAACATCTGCAATGATGGTTGGTGGCGCATACTGGCTTGGAACATATATTCCTGCTATTTATGCATCAGGTGTAGCCGTAGCAGCGAAAACGAAGGAATTAGCGGTTCAAACCGTTACGCAATATGCTGCAATTCAAGCCGAGCGCGCAGCTGCAGCTCAACAAGTAATTAGCACTCAAACAGTTGTTGCAAATACTCAAGCAACTTTAGCTGCTATTGCGGCCGAGAAAGCTCTAGAAGTACAGCGCCTTAAATCTCAAATTACTGAAAAAGGCAGAACAGCGACATTAACTCGTATGGCTGAGTTAAAGAAAATTGAGGCTCAAGTTACTAGAGAGTTGGCAGTAGCGGAAGGTGCACTGGCAACAGCACAAGCTAGATCGGCAGCGGCAGGTGCGGCAAGTGTAGGGATAGGATCACGGCTTTTAGGTTTACTTGGTGGTCCAGTTGGTATTGGGATTACAGTAGCAAGTCTGGCTGCTGGATATCTTTTGATGCGTGACAATACTAATGAGGCCAATAAAAAACTAGAAGAGCAAGCAGCAGTTGCTAAAAAAGCAAAAGAAGAACTTCTTGCACTTAAAGGGCTTGAAAAAGATTCTGCGATCAATGATATGACTGCTTCATTTGAACGCCAGAATCAAGCACTTGCTGAGTCAAGTAGTAAAATAAATATCCAATTGAATGCTATTGCTCAACTCTACAAAGGCAATAAAGAGATTGTTCAGGTTGTTAGTGATGCTAGAGATGGCACTATTAGCATGAATGATGCTGTTAAGCGCTTTAATGAGTTGCGTATTAGCAAGGATATTTACAACGCTTTGAAAGAGAACTCTTCAGAGTTTGAAAAGAACGCTAAAGAAGCCAAAACTACAAAAGAATCACTAAAGCTTTTCGGTATTGAGGTGGAGCTATCTGGGCGTAAAGCTCAAACGGCTGTGGCTGGAATTGATGACAACTCTAAAGCCTTAATTGGCAATGAAAGTGCAGCTCAAAAGGCAACTAAAGCTCAAAAGGGTTATTTTGATAGCTTACGTGCGGAAGTTCTGAAATCTAATGAAGAATTGGCGCTCTTAAATCTTGGCTACAGTGAAGAAACTGTTAAAAAGATTCTTGAGTTGCAAAAAGCTAAGCAAGCGGTAGCACCTCCTGGTACAACTGCAATTGTCACTAAAGAGGAGATGGACCAGATTGCTAAAGCCCAAAAAGCTTTAGATGCTCTTAAAGAAAAAAAGGATGAGCTAACTGCTGCTGAGCGAAAACATACGAGCGAGCTTGAAAAACAGCAAAAAGTGCTTTCTGTTAATGCCAAAGTTCAGGCTAATGCTGCAAAGTATGGTTTTGCTGGAATTGAGTCTAAATATAATTTGCCAGCTGGTACTTTGTCTGCGCTACATATGATTGAATCACGTGGCAATGCCAGAGCATATAACAAGACTACTGGTGCTACAGGTGGGTTCCAATTTCTTGAAGGCACAGCTAAGCAATATGGCGTAAAAGACCGATATGATTTAGCACAATCTGCCGAGGGTGCTGGTAAGTACATGGCTTATCTATTAAAGCTCTTTAAGGGAGATTTGGAGAAGGCTGTACGTGCTTATCATGCTGGTGAAGGTAATGTTCAAAAGGGTAAGGGTATTGGCAAATACAACAACCAATACTGGAAAGACTTTCAGGGCTATATGGCTGGTATTAATGGCTATACTGCTGGGGATATCACCTCTAAAGACTTTGACAAGCTTATTCAAGATGCTACCAAAATGGCAGAAGAACAGGCTAAATTACGCCTTCAATTGGAAAACGATGTTGCCAATGAAGTCACTAAGATTAGAAATGATCTTGCCAAGAAGCTGGAAGACGTTGATAAGGCTAACTTCACACCTGAACGTAAGGCTGAAATCACAGCACAGCTAAAAGCACGTGCCGATAATGATATTGCAATCGCTCAACAAGCGTTAAGAACCAAGTTGGATGACTATAAGCAATTCAACTTGACCGAAGAGCAGTTACTTAAGGAAAGTTTTGATCGTAAGAAATTTTCTGCGGCACACGACATTGAATTAAGTAAGTCACAACGTGATGAGGCAATTAAGTATCTTGATGAGCAATATCAACATGAGCTGGAATTAATCAACCTCACAAAGGCTGCACGCCAAGCGGCATATAATCAGGCTAATCTAAAAGCTTTGCAGGAACTAAAACAGCAAAGAGATCTTTTAGCTGCACCATTTGAACAGCGAGCAGGTCTTTCACTGCAATTTGGTGAAAGAAATGCATACGCTGAAAATGACAACAACCTGATTAATCAGCGAGATGAGCTAAAAATCCAACTTGAGCAAAAAGTGATAACAACACTTGAATACAACAAACGGATTGAAGATGCTGTTTTGCTTCACGAGCAAAACAAATACAAGATCCAGGAGGAGTACTCAGAAAAATATAGTGACTTGCAGTTCAACCAAAACCAAACGCAGCTAAATATGTATTCTTCCATGATCTCAGCTGCTCAAGGAACATGGGGAACCATGACAAGCATTATTAAGGATGCTCAAGGGGAACAATCAAGTGCATATAAGGCAATGTATCTTGTTCAACAGACAATGGCCGCTGCTCAGGCAATTATATACGGAAATCTTGCTTCCGCAGCTGCACTAGCTCCACCCCCAATTGGTTTAGGGCCAGTAGCAGGTATTCCATTGTCAACGCTGATGAAAACCACAGGATATGTTAATGCTGCATTGATTATGGCTCAAGGTGTAGCAGGTATAGCTGGCTTTTCATCAGGCGGCTACACAGGCAACATGGGGCGAGGTGATGTTGCAGGTGTAGTTCATGGTCAGGAATATGTACTGAATGCCGCAGCAACTAAGCGAGTAGGCGTTGATACATTAAATGCCATTAACTCTGGTCAATCCTTTGGTAGTTCTGGTGCAACTGTCCTAGAACCAATCGTGAATGTCTATGTCATGGAAGGTCAAACTGCTGACGTGACTAGAAATGACGATGGTTCTTTAGATGTTCGCATTAGGCAGATTGCTGGCGAAGTTGCGGAGCAGGTTTTCCTACAGGGAATTCAAAACCCTAATAGTAGAATCAGCAAGGCATTCAAGCAAAACTACAATGCAACACCTAGACGGCAATAATTGGTAGCCACTTCGGTGGCTATTAAATTTATTCTTTGATAGATTCTAATCTTCTTAATTAAACTTTATGGAAAAGAAGAATGAGTAGAAATGATACTAATTTATTGATAAAAGCAATTTCTGAAAATGCACATAGAGAAGATGATTATCCAGATTTCTATGTGACAGTCGGGGTTGGTGGCAGCGTAATTACTGGTACTGCAATCAGTGAAGAAGAATTTTTCGAACTTGAAGAAAATTCACTTTGGAAGGAATTCTTTTATTCCCATATCAAAGAGCCGAGAGAAGAGATAATTAAAAAGTTAGATGATGGTGAGGAAATTAAATTTCCAGACTCACTTAAAGAACATTTTTTGTATCTTAAAGATGCAAAATATATTCAAAACTCAAAATTGTTCCCAGCTGCGGGCAGACCATTAAGTATTCAGATCCGTGTTTCTGATATTTCAACTTTAAGCCTTGTTGAATTTTGTCAGGGCAAGCCTGCTGATGAGCAAAACACTTAATCAGAAGTACTACGTATAAGAGAAAACTGTAAACGGAATGTAAGTAAAACCGTTAGAAGTATCACGTATAAGAGAGAACAAACGAAGAGCTGCCTAAGGGCGGCTTTTTCTATTTCTGAATGCGGAAAAACCGCAGGATGAACTAAAAAATTGAAGGATTTAAAATCCTAAATAAGCAAAAACCCCAGTGCGCCAACACTGAGGTTCTTTAATCAACTTAACCCGACGAGATCAAGGAGAAAAACAATCTATATGGAAGATTTTATCAAATTAATTTATTGGTGTCTAAAGGAAATGAATGAGATGAAAGCATGGCGCTTTGTTGCGATCCTTATCACTTTGATTATCTGTACATATCTTTGGAAAATGTAATGAAACTAAATATTTAAACCGACCCTAAATGAGGTCGGTTTTTTTATGAGGCCTATATGAACACATTAATGTATTGCTCAACACAAGAAGGCTATTCGGTTGCATTTCGAAGTGGGGTAGCTTCACAGGAGTTGGATGGTGGAGCACCGCGCAATAGAAGGCTGAGTAAAAATAGCTTTCACACTGTTAGCGTTCAATGGAAGGTACTTGAAGCTGGATTTCAATATCTTGATGCGTTCTATAACGTTTGGTCTGAGACTCCTAGCCAGAGGTTTAATGCTTCACTTCGGGTAAATGGGCCTGAGTTTAAGCCATACGAATGCTTATTTGTTCCAGATAGCTTCCAACTAACAAGTATGCAAGGCCCAGTTTACACTGTGACAGCTCAATTACGAGTTAAGCCTATTGTAGATTCGGAGCTAAACAAGATTATTGTTGAAACTGGTAATGATGGGCAAGACTTAGCATCGTTATTCAACCCACTCGAAAAACTGGTAAACGACGACCTGCCAAGAGCCATGGAGGGTATTTAGATGCCTGACTATACATCCTTCTTTTTAAACTCAAGCAGTGGCGTGGTGCCATTAGAGTGCGTTGAGATTTCGCATCCTGACTTTACAGAGCCTTTCCGGTTTGTCAAAAACGATACAGAAGGTGTGACAGTAAAACATGAGGCCACGGGGCCGGATGTTCCATATGAATATCAACCTATGTCCATTCAACGCTCTACAGTCACAAACGACCTTGATCAAAAGCTTAGCCTAACCATTGCTGATGTAGACGATGAACTAATTAAATCGGTCGTATCTGCTCGGTTAGGCACCAACTGGAAAGTTAGACCATCAGTTAAATGGCGGCTATACCGAGATGATGATCTAACAGCCCCAATGGTGTCTTTACAGACCTTAGAGGTAGCGACTTTATCTAAAGATGGCTCTGGCAACTGTACTTTTGATGCACAAGCACCAGAACTTAATAGCGTTAAGACTGGTGAAATCTATTCTTTAGAGCGCTTCCCATTGTTGCGGGGCATGATATGAACCTAGACCATCTCCATAGTAGAGTCTGGACTAAAGACTACACCTGCAATGAATTTCTATGTGAAGCATGGAAAGATGTCACAGGACGTGATCTTAAAAAACGGCTAGACAGATTTCTAAATGGGAAAGGGAGCTTCAAGAAACTAAAGGAACCCATTTCCCCCTGTATTGTTTTTTTCACAAATGGCAAAAGAAGCTCGACACATGTCGGGCTTTTTTATGGCGACAAGGTTTTGCACTTAACAGGTCGTGGTGTGCAGTACGTTCCACTTGAAATTATTTCCATGAACTTTCGGGAAACGAGGTTTTATAAATGAGTTTGAAAAAAGTCATCATCGTTCCTGATGTTTATGATCGGTCTACATGGTCAGAAGCAGAAGTGGATGATGTTTTAGGGTACATGTACCAGCAGTTTGATGTATGGCCTGAAAATGCAAAGATTTATCACAACCAGATTGCAGAAAGTTGTGATGTCACTCCTAACCATCCAAAGAAAATTAAGGCACAGATTGAGCATATCCAGACATTGGAAGGTACATTTTACGTAGTGATTGAGCCAGCATGGTTGCAGTTCATCTATTATGCAATCGTAGCCATTATGGCGGCATACAGTATTTACACTGTTTTAACTATGCCAAAGCCTCAAGCTCAACAAGCAGGCTCAGCAAATAATGAATTAGCACAACGATCTAACCAAGCCAGATTAAATGGGCGTATCCCTGACATCTTTGGGCGAGTCCGTTCTTATCCGGATTTAATTGCTCAGCCATATACTTATTTTGACGATGCAACAGGAAAGGAAATTGAATACTGCTTGATGGCTATCGGACGTGGCTACTATCAGATAGAAGACTGTCGTGACGGCACTACTGAAGTTTCAGGAATTGATGGGGTCAGCGTCTCAATTTATGACCCGTTCACATCCATTGTTGGTACTCCAATATATCAAGTTGGCGAGTCTTTCACAGAACTCCCCTTGTCCGTAACAAAATCTAGCGCCATCAATGGTCAAACCTTACAATACCCAAATGACCAAAAAATTGAATCGAATTTGATTTATTTTCAATATCCAAATTTGATTAAGGCCACAGGTTCAACCATTGATCTGACGACATATTTTGCTGCAAACGATATTATTGCAATTTATAACGCTGTATATGGTGTGCTTGATGTAGCATTGTCAGGGGAAATCATGGTGACAAGTTCAGGCTCAGTCATTATTGAGTCTACAACCAACATTGCCAATGAAAATACATTTAAGGGTTTATTACTAACTGGAGCGCTTGTTAATATCTCAACAACATCGGGCGATCCACCAGAAACAACTGTGACCAAGCGCGACTTGTCAGGGCAATATGTCATTTCAGGAATTACGAAAACTGCTATTTCAGGTGGCTTTCATTATGAAATTGTATTGGCAAATCCAAATACAGTTAACTCAAACTGGCAGTATGTGAACGATGAGTACACACTAACATCTGGTGCGCTTTTAAATAAAAACACGCAAGGTATTAATCTTGATGGTTCTTATACGATTAAAACAATTACAGCTAATACGATTGCTTTAGCCTCACCATCATCTGTAAACAGTGAATGGGATAAGCTCTCAACATTATCGAATCAAAACACAACTGGTCAAGATGTTTTAGTGCGTCTAGATGGTTCGACTGATAAGTGGGTGGGGTGGTTTAATGTTCAGAAAAATGATGCCGTTGGTTTATTTTACAATCTTTTGTATCCACAAGGCTTGTATTGGCAGTCACGCTCAGGTCGTCAAGATCCACACCCAAGCAGAGTAAAGGTTGAGTATCAGCAGATTGATAACAACAATGTTCCGCTTGGTGCTATCTATTCTGACGAACTTTCTCTATTTACCAAAAGATTAAATCAGTTTGGTAAATCTGTGAAAATCACCTTCCCTTTCACGGGTTCATTTCGGTTTCGTGTTGCGCGAATGACAAATGATGATGCTAACGCACGAGCTGAAGTAAAACTAAAAGATGTATTTGGTTTTTCTACACCAGATAAAGATTCTTATAGCAATGTAACTATTGTTCGCTCTAGAACAGTTGCTACAGATGGGGCTTTGTCTATTAAAGAACGGAAGCTTAATTGTCTGGTCAATCGTAAACTTCCTGTTGATGGAACAGGGCCTTTACAGGTTACACGTTCAGCCGGACAGGCGCTCATCAATCTAGCTTTAGATGAATATATTGGCCGCCGAACTAGTGCAGAGGTAGACATTGCACAAATCAATGCAGAGATTGCCAAGGTTAATGCCTATTTTGGCTCAGATCTTATGTCGGAGTTCAATTACACGATTGACGACGACAACCTAAGCTTTGAAGAAATTGCAGGAATGGTAGCTAGTGCTGCATTCTGCGAGCCGTACCGGTTCGGAAGCCTTACGCGTCTCAAGTTTGAGCAACCGCAAGAGAATGCCGTCTTACTTTTCAATCATCGAAACAAAGTGCCGTTAACTGAAAAGCGCTCTTATACATTTGGAGTTCAGAAAGACTATGACGGGGTAGAGCTTGAATACACTTCTGATGTAGATGATGCACGCGTTAAGTACATTATTCCTGAAGACATTACGCCTAAGAATCCGTTGAAGATCACGACTACAGGTATTCGCAATGAAGCTCAAGCGAAAGTAAGAGCTTGGCGTGAGTGGAATAAGCTTCGCTACAAGTACATGTCTTGTGAGGTTGAAGTTCTAGACGAGTCTGAGTTACTGATTCGAAATGATCGTATTTTGGTTGCAGATAACACAATTGTTGATACGCAAGACGGTGAGGTTGAAGCAGTAGATGGATTGATTATCCAAACATCGCAGCCATGCACATTTGATGTGGGTAGTGATTACTTCATTCACTTGCAGATATCAAATGCCACGGTTGACGTAGTGCCATGCACAGCAGGTGAAGATAAATATCATGTAGTCCTTAGTCGCCCACCAGTTCAGCCGTTAGTGGTAGCTGCCGATCGATACGTTAAAACACTCTACACATTAGTTCGCGCTGATCAAACAGAAGCACAGGCTTTCATGCTTGAGGAACTTACCCCTCAAACTCAAATGACCAATACGCTTAAGGCTTCAAACTACGATGCCCGATTCTATGAGCGTGACCATGACTTTATTTAATTAATTAACAGAAATCCAAGCCCCTTATCGGGGCTTTTTTTATGCTTGGAGAAAAGGCAATGGCTGATTCAATTATCACAAAGCAAGAGCTGGTTGACGCTCAAAAAGATGCCAAAACACTTGGGCAAGTCATTAGTGGTGACGAGTTCAGCGATGTCATAAGTCGTCTTGGCCGCAAATATCCGACTCTCGCCAAAATGATGAAGATTTTGCAGCAAAGCGGTCAGCGCTCTTATGCAAATTACGCATTGTTTGAAGCTGATAAATCTAATATTCCTAGCAATACCACAGTACGTATTGCCGAAGGTGAAAATGCTGGATTGTTTGTTTGGGATGGTGCAAATTTAACAAAAGCAGAAGGTGATGTTGTTGAGCTTGTAAATGCGCTGTTAGACAAATTTCTAACTTCTGAAGAATCAGAAAATTTATTTGAATGGAAAGATAACGCTGGCAATGTCGTACTTGCACTGAATAAAAAGGGCCAGCTTGTCTCGTATGATGAAGATACTAAACGTTCAATCTTGCTCACAAATCAGGAAGACATCAAAGAACTACAAAAGTTTGTCGATGAACTGAATCTGAACAATATCAGCGTACTGTTAAAGCTGCTTGCGACAAGTAATTCCAGTGATTTATATACGTTTGAAGATAGCGACGGAAATATTGTCCTGCGATTAACAAAAAACGGCATGCTGCGCTCTGGTCAGATCGATGGGCTTCACAATGCTGTTGATGCACTTGAGTATTTGAAAAAACTGTCAAAGCAGTCAGATGACTCAAAACTGATTCGATTTGAAGATGCTGAAAAGAATTTTTTAGGTTACGTCGATAAGTTCGGCAATTGGGTCTTCAACGGTGTCGATGTTTTAAATGAAATCAATGAATTGAAGAAGTTTAAAAACAAAGCGCAAGCTGTGACCGCACTTAAGCAAATCGCAGTTAAAGCGCCAGAGTCTATCATCCAAATTTATCTAACGGATTTGCCGAATTTGCCTGATGCCAAGGGGACGACCGTATCTGGCAAGGGCGAATTTCATTTTGACGGCCAGTCATTCAGTTGCTTTGTGAAGCTTGAAGTGCAAGGCGCATCGAGTGCATCGTATGCGAAAAAGAATTGGAATATCGCATTCTTTTCAGATCAAGCTCTAACAAAAGCGCTGGACGTCAAAATCGGCGATCTATTGCCACACGACGAACTCGTGTTCAAGTCGAACTGGATTGATCACACCAACATCCGTAACGCAATGTGTTACCGATTGTGGGAGCAATTCACAGCGTCGAGAACAGGTTATCCACGTCTAGAGACCGAAAAACCCTACATTGGCAAAACAGGGAAAAGCGCATTACAAAGCGGAGCAAACGGAGTACCGCGTTTATATTCAGCCATACTATACATCAATGATGAGTTCTACGGCATCGGCTCGTTCGGAACTGCGAAGAAACGCAGTAACTACAATATCTCGAAAAACAAGCCGAAAGAAATCCATATCGGGATGGACGGATGGAATGACATCACGAATCTTGAAGTCACGAATCCGACGCTTTATGAAATGAAAGCACCGAGTACACCTACCGCCGATACATGGGCCGCGATTTCTAACTGGAATACATTTGCGCAGCTCAGCGATGCGAACTTTACAGCACAAGCTGGTAGTTACCTTGATAAACAAAACGTGATCGATTTCATGATCTATGCCGAGTTTGTGAAGTGCAGAGACGTCGTGAGCCAAAACGCGGCGAAAAATTTCCAGTTTATTAGCTACGACGGGAAAAAATTCATGTTCATGCCTTATGACATGGATACTGTCTTCGGCCTTGAGTGGACTGGTGCTGTTGTGTATGACGACACAACAGGCTCACAACTTGTTTCGAATAGTTCAAGCTCGTTCTGGCGCAAAGTCAAAGCCACATATAACACAGACATCGAAGCACGGTATAAGCAATTGCGCGATCTGAAAATTATCTCAGTTGAGAACATTTATAACTTATCGACTGATATTTTTTCAAAATTCTCAATCAGCGTTGTCGAGCTAGAGTTGGCCCGTTGGCCCGTACGTCCTTCTTTAAACATCACGAGCTTAGAGCAAATTTTGGCGTGGACAAAAAAGCGTATTGCATTTTTAGATACATACTTCAATTACACAGCTTAAGCGCAGGAGCAATCAATCATGTCATGCACAGTGTTTAAATCGACAAACCCAGTCGATCAATCAATTAATGTTTTCCCGCCGAAAGGATATATTAGCAGCGTACGGATTGTCCGCAACTATGATGTCGAGAATGGGAATATTTTTAAGTTTCGCAATGACAATACTAAAGAGTTTAAAGTCGTTGGCGGCACAATTACTTGTCCTTCGCAAGGTGTAACTACTCCAGTGACAGAGGTCGTTCTCGGTACAGTTAGGGATATCTTTTTAAAACTCGATGAAGGACGTGAATTTGCGTACTTAGCATGGAAAGATAAAGATCGTATCATGGGCGTAAATAGTGATGACGGCAGTGCTTTTTATGGCGCAATTGCGGACTATTCGCTAGGTCTGCACGCGGAAGATGTCGTATCCATTAATGGTATTTGCCTCTCCAGTGGAAGTTTTAATCAGCGTGTTAATGCATGGGATGTTTCAGAGGTAGTTGATGTAGGTTTTACTTTTGCAGAAGCAATAAACTTTGATCGAGAAATTAATTGGTATGCACCGAAACTTCAATGGATGAACAGCTTTCTTCTTAATGCGAAGAAATTCAATAAGGATATTACGTTAAGAGCAGCTAAGCCCAAATGGATGAATTCTTTCTTAGAGAACGCCTCTTCATTTAACTCTAAAATAAATGTCGATACATCGGAGTGTGATAATTTCTCTGGAATGTTTATGGCTGCATCGAAATTTAACCAACCCATCAATTTCAATTTTGGCAAAGCAATGTTTCTAAATAACTTTTTGAACGGGGCCAGAGAGTTTAATCAGCCCGTTGATTTCGGGAACATGCCGCTGTTAACAGAAGCATATTACTTGTTTGCTGGTTCTAAGATGAACAGCCCTATAAAATTCAATGCACCAAATCTGACAGATGCTTCGGGATGGTTCTCAGAAAACACTGTATTCAATAGCACGATCACGGGCAGCTTTCGTTCTGTGGTGTCGATGGCATATATGTTTTGGTATGCATCATCTTTCAATCAACCGATCAACGATTGGGATATTCGAAATGTGTTGAACTTCACAGGATTTTTGACTGCTGCGACATCTTTTAACCAAGATTTATCTTCGTGGCCAGCCAAGTTCAACGTCAATGCGAATATTGAAGGTGTATCGGTTGCGCCGAACTGGTCTACCGAAAACTATGATAAATATTTGAATGCACTGTGGCTCGATGTCGGCACAACGCGACGAAACGAATGGGCAAATGGTACAAGCTCGCGTGTGGTAATTGCTTCTACAAAGCGATCAGCTGCGAGTCAAGCAGCAGCCAGTGGGCTGATCGGTGCGGGATGGACAATTTTAGATGGAGGATTAGTTTAATGAGCGTTAAAAAATATACACGAGCAGACGGTCAGTACTTCAAAGTAACAAACAAAGATTCTAGCGCAACTTTGATGTACGGTGAATTAACCGAATCAAATCAATTGGTCACTATTCACAATGTTGAATTTATCTCTGAAGAGCAATATGAATCTGAGCGACCAAAGCCTGAGTTACCCTCTTTGAGAGGTAATGTTTTAGCATGAAAATCAATCGTTTATTTGTGGTTGGAGATTTGCACGGTAGTTACGATAATCTATGTCGGCATCTTGTCGACATAGATTTCGACTTTAAACATGATCTTTTAGTTTCGGTTGGTGATTTAGTTGATCGAGGTAAAAAGAGTCTGGAATGTTTAAACCTACTCAATAAGCCTTGGTTTAAAGCTGTTCGTGGTAATCATGAACAGATGTGTATAGACGGTATGCTTAATCATAAGATCCGGAATATACACAAAGATGATCGTAACGGTGGAGAGTGGTTTTATAAGTTACCAAAGACTGAGCAGGCAAGAATTGTTGAGTTATTAAAAGATATACCACTATATCTAGAGATTGAACACAAAGGAGAGCTTATTGGATTTGTACATGCAAATGTTGAACAAAACGATTGGCTTGAGTTTAAAGATTCATTCAATAAAACAGATATAGATGATGCCCTTTTAGCAATGAACCTCGCATTGTGGTCTAGAAATCGTTTTAATGACCAAAGTGGAGCTTATCAAAAAGTGCAAAATATTGACCGTATTTATCTTGGACACACTATTGTTGATTATCCTGTCATTAAGCATAACTGTCATTTCATTGACACTGGAGCATATAAAACTGGAAATCTAACCATAGTGGAAATATAAAACCACCATTAAACCGCACCCAAATGGGTGCTTTTTTTATGCCGAAATTAGGGGGAAGGCATGGAACCAGTTTCCACAAGCGGCTTTGCTGCAATTTTAAAATTCTATGGTGTTGCAATTATGGTGACACTAGCTGTCGCTTTAGTTGCGGCAGTTGTATTAATGACACGTATGCCACGTTCGCCTCAAGAATGGGCGGTTGGCTTGATTTGTACAGTTGTATCAAGTTTGGCTGGTGGCTCATTAATCATTATGAAATTCACACTTCATGCTTGGGCCACAGATACATGGGGATGGTTTGCAATAGGTGGGCTTTTCTTTGTATGCGGTTTGCCGGGGTGGGCTTTGATCAGGTGGGTTTTTAATTTTATTGATAAACAGGAAGGCAAGACGATTGTTGAAGTTATTAAGGAAATTAAGAAGGCTAAAAATGATATTACAGGTGGTGAGCCATGACAGTTAAAAACTTCTTTGATGCTGCACGAGTTATTGCAGGCGGCAAGCTTACACAGGCGCAAGTAGACGATCTAAATAAAGTGGTCGAAAAACTTGCACCAGGTGGAAAGACTACAAGTGATGTTGGTGTAGATCTAATCTCAGGATTTGAAGGCACAAGATTCACAGCTTATGACGATGGTGTAGGAGTCTGGACCATTGGTACTGGCACCACAGTTTATCCTAATGGCGTGAAGGTAAAAAAAGGGGATGCTTGTACACCTGAGCAAGCTAAAGCCTACTTCAAACACGACTTGGCCAAATTTGAAAAGACTGTAAATGAATCTGTGATAGTGCCTTTAAGTCAAAACCAGTTTGATGCTTTGGTTTCACTGACTTACAACATTGGCTCAGGTGCTTTTAAGAATTCAACCTTATTAAAAAAACTGAATAAAGGTGACTATCAAGGCGCTGCTGATCAGTTCCTAGTGTGGAATAAGGCAGGCGGTAAGGTTATGAAAGGCCTAGTTCGTCGTCGAGAAGCAGAGCGAGCACTCTTTTTAAAGAAGTAACTTATATGTGTAAGCGTACCAAAGTTGCATCGATCATCACATTGCTGTGTTTAATCTTCTCAGGTTGCACAGCTCACACTATTAACACGTCTGTAAATGTTGGGATTTGTGTTAAGGCCCTTTGAGTAGGGCTATTTAAGTTTCTGTAATAACTGATTTAAAGCCTCATCATAAGACTTTAGCTCATTGTCGATTTTATACTTCTCAATCAGCTCTACACTTTCTTTTGAAAGCCACAAATCCTTCCTTACAAAACCCTTCTCCAACATTTCCTGTCTTTGTTTTGCCTTTCTTTCTGCTGCACTACTTGCCATATAAAAATTTCCTTGCTATATTCATTTCACCACCGCTTAGGTGGTTGAGAAATTAATGGTTATCATTAATTTTTAAATCTTTGCCATCGTTTAGATGGTTTAGAAATTAATACTTAGCATTGATTGATAAGTATCATTTACCTTCGCTTAGAAGGTTGAGAAATTAATTTATAGATGTAGTTTCTTTCTATGAATTAATCTACCATCGCTTAGATGGCAAAGCCCCACTGCAATTGGGGCTTTATTTATTTCTAGTCTTCCATTTTTGTATTAAATAAATCTACAAACAAACGGCATCGTTCTGTTAATGGCTGATTTAGTATCTCTTGCAGCTCATCCTTAGTTACATCGATAGCAGTATTCCCTACGGCAATCTTTAGTGCTCTTTTGCTATAAGAGACAGTACCACTACCAGAAGCAATATCAACACGGCCAGCAAATGGCTTAGAAATCTTATAAATTTTCATTGCAATTAACCTTATGAAAAATCACCATTAAGATATAGGTTTCTTTCTTCATCTACTGATGCTTCAAGGTCTTTCATCTCCTCAAATGAAATCCATTCACTAGCATTGATATACTTTTTTAAATAGCGATCAGTCTTAATTTCTGATTGATATACTTCACCGGTTTTAATATTGTGCACTTTAAGTGTGGTAGTTTTTTGGTTTGAACCGTACCGGGTTTGTCGGAGACTTTTTTATTTAAGTTAAGCCACCTGACCTAACGGGTTAATCTTATCATAGTACATTGCTTCAAACTCAAAAGGCGATACATAACCCAGTGCACTGTGTACACGCTTTTTATTGAACCAATCTACCCAGTTTAGTGTCGCAAGTTGTACATCTGCTAAACCTTGCCAATCTGCTTTTAAATATTCAATCACCTCTGTTTTGTATAAGCCATTCACCGTTTCAGCCAGAGCATTATCGTATGAATCACCCGTTGTACCGACTGATGCTCGTAAATTTGCTGCTTCTAAACGATTGGTATAGCGAATGGAAAGATATTGCACACCTCTGTCGGAATGATGAATCACATTCTTTGGCATGCCTCGATCATGCAATGCTTGCTCTAATGCATCAAGCACCATATCTGTATTCATCCGTGTAGATACTTTCCATCCAACAATTGCTCGTGAGAACACATCAATAACAAATGCGGTATATACCCAGCCTGAATGAGTTTGAATATACGTAAAGTCACCCACCCATAGTTGGTTTGGATGATCAGCATTAAAATTACGTTTCACTAAATCATCTGCCCGTTTTTGGTCATCTCGGTTACGGGTGGTTTGTTTATTCTTACCACGCCAAACACCTTGTATACCTAGCTTTTGCATCAATCTAGCAACTGTACAACGTGCAATAACATAACCCTCACGTTTCAATTTTTGCCAAACTTTACGTACACCATATCGACCTGAACTTTCTTTCCAAATTCGTTTAATTTGTTCAGCATGATACTCATCATGTAGATCTCGTTTCGCTCGATGTTCTGGATTGTCAGTGAGATCTAAAGTTCGGTAATAGGTTGAAGGTGCAATCGGTAAAATTCTACAAATCGCTTCAACACCATATCGATCTTTATTGTTATGGATAAAATCCACCATTATTTGTGTGGGCGGTCGAGCTCCGCCTGGGCGAAAAAAGCGGCTGCTTTACGTAGAATTTCATTGGCACGTTTTAATTCTTTAATTTCACGTTCCATTTGCTTCATTTTTTCTTGGTCAGATATCTGTTGTACTTTGGCAGGATTTAGTTGATCCAGATGCTTTAAATACCAAACACGCAATGTTTCAGGAGTACAACCGATTTTAGGAGCAATAGCTGTGATTGCTGCCCAAGTAGAAGGATAATCTTTTTCAGATTCAATTAGTAATTGAACCGCTCTTTCTCTAATTTCGGGGGTATAGTTTGGTTTTGTCATCGGGATAGTCTCTCAGAATATTGACTCTCCGACAAACCCGGTACGGTTCAGTTAGAAACATCTGCAATAGCTTGATCAATTTCTGACTTAACAACATAACGGTATTCACCATTTGTCATATCAAAATCAGGTAAATATTTTTCCATTTTAATTTCCTCGCTTAGATTGAGTTATCAAGAGTCATTGAGCTGCAATCTCTGTCTTGATAACTTCATATTATATTGTGACCGCTCACAAGTCAAGCGCTATTTGCATTATTTTTAATCTTTTTTATAATTTCATAAAAATGGAGATAGCAATGCAAGTCATGATCATGGTTTCGGAAGCGGGCAGGATGGAGAATACTTGCAATCTACCCGCTGATTTAGATAAGAACGGGAATGTTCTTAAAATCTATGACTACTCATTAAATGAGCTGACCATTAATTTAGATGGCACCGTGACTTACAATGGCAAAAGATGGACCTTTGATAAGAAGCAAAACTTTTAGTCTTTCCAACTATCTACAATGTCAGCCCAGTCTTGCATCATTTTTCGTCTAGCATCTAAGTGCTGTGAATGGTCGTAAGATGCTTTTGTTCTATTTTGTTCTGCATGAGCAAGTTGTTTTTCAATCCATGCCTCTTCATAACCTTTTTCATATAGAAGAGTAGAAGCAGTTGCACGAAAGTCGTGGGCAGTTACATCATTCAAACCAATGTAAGTAAGCATTTTATTTAAGGTTGTTCTAGAAATCATGCAGTCGCGTTTCTGAGGAGAAGCAAATACATACTTTTGACCTTTAGTAATTGCATACTGGTCTTTCAATATCTCATACAGTTGATCAGACATAGGCACGATATGAACTCTATCCATCTTCATTGATCTTTCTTGCCTTCTCCGGCGAGATGATCTAGGGAATTTAATTATCCGGTCATCAAAATGAACAAATGGCCACTCCATTTTCCTAACTTCAATTGTTCTCAACATTGAGTAGAGCAAGGTTAGTGTGGCATTTCTGACAGTAGAAGAACCTTTATAAGTATCAATGTTAGTGCGAAGGATAGTCCGTTCATGTGGCTCAAGTGGTCTTGCATGTTCTACTTGGGGGCTTTCAATAGCCTCTTTAACTGCATAGGTCGGGTCAGTATCAGTGCGTAGTGTTACAATTGCATAGCGCATGACTAAGCCAATAAAACGCCTATTTAGATTGGCTGCGGCCTCACCTGTAGCAAAGTTATCTTGTTTTTTTATTCGTTCCATTGTGTTCTTCATAATTTGTAGAACATCTGCTGAATTAACCTCTTTTATCGGCTTATTACCGATAATCTTATAAATATCTCGTTCCATTGCCCCTTTAAAACGATCTACATATCCTTCGGATTTGTACTTCATTTTTTCTTTTATGAACTCTTCTGTAATTGCCTTAAAGCTATTATTAGTTGCAGCACGTTTTTCTTCTTCTTTTTGGTTTCTGTCTTCAACCGGATTAATACCTTTTGCAAGTAAGGCTTTTGCATCTTCTTTTCGCTTCCTGGCATCAGCTAATGATACAGACGGGTACTCACCAAAACTAATAGTTCCTTCCTTGCCATTTAAAGTATATTTAAAGCGCCATATTTTTTTTCCTGATGGTCGCACTTCAATATAAAGACGTTCAGCATCAAGAATGCGATACATTTTCTCAGTTGGCTTTAAGGTCTTGATTTTAGAGTCAGAAAGCATACGGGTAACGGGTAATGAAAAGAGGGTACCCGCCACGATACCCGTTTTTTGCGAAGATTAAAATAGATTATAAAAGATTAAAACAGACAAATAATTATTACTATCTCTTGAATTGTATGGTTTTGGCAGATTGATACAGATTACAACAGATTATTATCTTTAGAATTGTTGAGAATGACGATTTTCATAAAAAATGACTTCTTCTTTCAAATAAGCGGTAAAAACATTGAGCTATATTTAAGTGCGAAATTTGCTTATTTCCCACATAAATCTCAAAAAGGGTTAAATTCGATTAAGCTATTATGCGTTAATAAAAGTTGAAAGTATTGTTTATCGATAATTATTTTTGTTTGGTTAGTTAAATATTATAAAAGGGAGAATCTACATAATGGGTTATCAGAAGATCGTGGTTCCTGCCGACTGAACCGTACCGGGTTTGTCGGAGAGTCAATATTCTGAGAGACTATCCCGATGACAAAACCAAACTATACCCCCGAAATTAGAGAAAGAGCGGTTCAATTACTAATTGAATCTGAAAAAGATTATCCTTCTACTTGGGCAGCAATCACAGCTATTGCTCCTAAAATCGGTTGTACTCCTGAAACATTGCGTGTTTGGTATTTAAAGCATCTGGATCAACTAAATCCTGCCAAAGTACAACAGATATCTGACCAAGAAAAAATGAAGCAAATGGAACGTGAAATTAAAGAATTAAAACGTGCCAATGAAATTCTACGTAAAGCAGCCGCTTTTTTCGCCCAGGCGGAGCTCGACCGCCCACACAAATAATGGTGGATTTTATCCATAACAATAAAGATCGATATGGTGTTGAAGCGATTTGTAGAATTTTACCGATTGCACCTTCAACCTATTACCGAACTTTAGATCTCACTGACAATCCAGAACATCGAGCGAAACGAGATCTACATGATGAGTATCATGCTGAACAAATTAAACGAATTTGGAAAGAAAGTTCAGGTCGATATGGTGTACGTAAAGTTTGGCAAAAATTGAAACGTGAGGGTTATGTTATTGCACGTTGTACAGTTGCTAGATTGATGCAAAAGCTAGGTATACAAGGTGTTTGGCGTGGTAAGAATAAACAAACCACCCGTAACCGAGATGACCAAAAACGGGCAGATGATTTAGTGAAACGTAATTTTAATGCTGATCATCCAAACCAACTATGGGTGGGTGACTTTACGTATATTCAAACTCATTCAGGCTGGGTATATACCGCATTTGTTATTGATGTGTTCTCACGAGCAATTGTTGGATGGAAAGTATCTACACGGATGAATACAGATATGGTGCTTGATGCATTAGAGCAAGCATTGCATGATCGAGGCATGCCAAAGAATGTGATTCATCATTCCGACAGAGGTGTGCAATATCTTTCCATTCGCTATACCAATCGTTTAGAAGCAGCAAATTTACGAGCATCAGTCGGTACAACGGGTGATTCATACGATAATGCTCTGGCTGAAACGGTGAATGGCTTATACAAAACAGAGGTGATTGAATATTTAAAAGCAGATTGGCAAGGTTTAGCAGATGTACAACTTGCGACACTAAACTGGGTAGATTGGTTCAATAAAAAGCGTGTACACAGTGCACTGGGTTATGTATCGCCTTTTGAGTTTGAAGCAATGTACTATGATAAGATTAACCCGTTAGGTCAGGTGGCTTAA